TTGGCTGCTTCACGTTTGGCCAATAGTTCTTCAGCTTTCTGATAGGCCATTGCTTCCGCATAGGCTTCAGGGCTTTCAAACTGGTCAACGGACGCAGTTGGTGCAGCTTTCACGATTTGCGATTCCGCAGACCGATTTGCTTGCTCTCTCTCCCACTTACGTTGCTCTCTTGCGAGGCGTTTGCCGATCATCGCATCAATTTCAGCCTGGGAGTACTTTTTTTCCTCTGTGGCTTGTTCGACTTGGTTCTCAGCGACTTCCGGCGTACTTTCAGCAACTTCAGGTGTGGCCGTCACATCCGTGGTTGGCGCGGAGTCTACTTCCGCTAGGGCTTGGACTTCTTCAGTCATTTTTTATGAATCCTTGGATTCCTCGGTGAACCTCGCCGATACGGTTGTTTTAATCTTACACCAGATTAGACTGGCTGTGCAACTTGTTGTGCAGCTTCATAAGCAGCAATAACTTCAGGTGTGTGGACAGCAGAGGCAATTGCTTGCACTTTGGCGTCTTCGGCACTGTAGTCAGCGCCAGGCACAACAACGTGGCGGTGCAATTGGCTAGTGATTTCCACACCATCTTCAACAATGGAAGTTTTGGTACGAACTTGAAGAACGCCAGATTCGACAACTTCAATCAAATCGACAGAGATAACTTTTTCGAGAGCCATGATGTTTCCTTTTTAACAGTCAGTTGCGCCAGCAAACTCTGGCAATGTTTTTAAATGCCCATACCCACTTGCAAAAATGTTTGCTTCTTGGGAAAGGGGATCAAAAGCAAAACCCTTCTCCCAAATCAACTCACCATCTTTTTCAGTTTGTGCGCTGACGACTAGCAAAACATTACTCTTTGTGCCTTCTACGCGTGATATTTTTATATACGCGCCGTTAAGCGTAATGGTTTTGCCAAGATATTTTGCAGATAAATCTTTATTCAATGCCATGATTTTCCTTAGATATGACGAATTTGACCAGTCACGGTGGCAGTGCCGCCCGCATTTTTTACCCCGCCTATATTCAGGAGTAAATAGCCGCCGCTAGTTACCGTGCAAGTGTAGCCTGCGGGTAAAGCGGAATCCATATAGACTGTAGTGCCGTAGGCCCTGCCTTGGAAAGCATAGGTTCCTGAAGTGTCAACAAGCGAGATCCAGAAAATAATCATGGATTGGCCAGTACCAGTAATTCCAGTTTGAATCGCAGCAGTAACAGAAGCGCCAGTAGGAATTGACACAGTGCAAAAAGGAACAGTCCCCGCTACAGCAGAAGTTCCACCACCGTACTCAAAGGGAACAATGCCGTTATTTGCGCCACTTCGGGCGTAAGACTTGGCATAGATCGGTGTTCCTAATCCAGTTCCTGACTGAGAAGCATTGGAAACACCCCTAAAATCAAGGCCGTCAGAAAGAGTCATCCATGAAGGCACGCCAATGCTGGTTGGCGTCACAGATGTACCAATGTATTCAACAACGCCTGAACATACGCTTAAATAAGACGCGCCTGCATAGGCTGTGTCTGTATAGACGTTAAAAGTTCCGGGCGAGCAGTTGCTAAATCTTTGATTAGACGCAGACCAATAAAAACCATCTGTAGTGTTAGCTTCTATTAAAGCGGGGCAGTCAGAAAAAAAGCAATTTTTAATTTCAACGCCAGTCTTTCTATAAATATTTTCCATATTTATAGCAAGTGACACAGATTCAAAATAACAACCATCAATAGTGAAGTTGTTTACTTCTTGCGTAAGAATTCCAGTAGAGCAAAACTCTACTGAACAATTCAACATATTTACGGCATATGTATTTGCGCTAAATACAAAGCCAGTTCCAATTGTTCCAGGGTTTGTGCCAGCAGCGTAAACATTTTTCAGTGTTATGGCGTTGCAGTTGTTGGTGAATGTGTATCCATACCCAACTGTAGTATTGCGAAACATGATGTTTGAAAATGTCGCATACAAACAGAAATTAGCGTAGATGCCGTTATAGCAAGCGTTAATTGTTAGGTTTTCAAATGCACATCCATCAATACAAGACTGCAAAGACATTGCTTGCTTTGCATTAAAGAAACTACCATTGCGAACGGCAACATTAGTTAAAGTATCAGCGCTTGTATTGGCCACCAATGCGCCAGCGGTAACAACAGCCGATTGAACAAGAGTATTTGCGCTTACTGAATTACCAGTTCCTTTTAAGGTTGCGTCTTGCAGATCAAGAATTACCTTGGTCGGAATGAGAACCGTTGTGGCAATGTAATGCACTTTGCCTGGCATTGCCAACACAACGCCTCCGCCAGCATTTGCAGCAGCCAACATTGCGGCATTAAAAGCCGCAGTGTCGTTTGTTGTACCATCACCCACAGCGCCATAGTCCACCACATTAAAGGGTGCGCTATTGATTAGCGAATAGGAAACTTTTGTCAAAGACATGTCTATCCTTTAAGTCGTGTAGGTAATTGCGATTAGCAAAAATTTTGTGCTTATGTTTGCGTTTGTAATTACTGCGTTAGTAGAACTATTATAGAAAGTTGCTGTCGTTGCAGATTGGGCGGTATATCCATAAATACCAATGGTTGCGTCTGTTGCAACTGGGAATGGTTGAAAACCTCCGTTACTACCTCGTGTAGTGAAAGGCAATCCACCTATGGTTACAGTAGCTCCGCTAACAGTCGATGGATAAACAACATACGCAAATGCAGTCACAACTCGGCCAATTTTGGTGTAAGTTGCTGAGTTAACTGTCAAAGTTAAACCAGCGCCAGACGAATCAATTGGTGTCCAAGTACCTTCCTCATAGTCAGCCAACAACTCGCTTGTGCCTGAACCCGATGTGGCAGAAAAGTCAATGCCTTTGCCAGATGTGCCAACTACTAAATTGCCAGCGTTAACTGTGATGTCGCCAGCAGCCGCAATACTCAAAACATCAATAGCGTTCGAGCTGTTGACTTTCATTACCGCAGTGCTACGGCCCCAACTTGTAGTCCAAGTGCCGTTAGCTGTGGTAGCAGCAAGGGCTACATCGGAACTGGCGGCTGCGTTGCCGTTTTGAATGGTCAATGTGGTAGTAGCACCTGCTTGACTTTTCTTAACAGTCAATGGGCCTGTTTCAACAGATTTACCAACAGTAAGATTGTCAACAGATACTTTTACAGTAGCGCCGCTTTGAACAATTGGCAGAACTTCAGTGCCCGCTAAAGGGGTACTTGCCGCCGTTAAAGCTGAAATTTTCTTGTCTGCCATGATTGCTCCTTACAGCATTTGGAATGTAATTGTCTGGTTCAAATTTGCAACATAAGTTGCGCTGCCTGTCAGACACTCACCATAAAACTCAATTTCATCTGCTTGATCAACAAGCATTGTGTGAGTAAAAGATATTGATGTTTCACCGTTTAAAGGCGCGAAACCTTCGGGGAACTTGTACGTCACATTTACTGAACCGTTTTTGTAAATGTACAGCGACACTGCCTGATTTGCTGTTGTAGTTGGTTTAATGACCATGTTTGCTTCAATTCGCAACACGCCGCCGTATAGAACTACAAATTTATCGTTTGGATCATCCCAACGACTAAGGGGGTCGTAAATCGTAGACGCAGGCAACTTAACTGGCGATGTAGTTAAAGCTGTTCCCAAAGGAGTTACAACAGTCACTTGTCCAGTTGAATACTGGACTCTTTCGTCGCTAGCAAGAACTTGTATTCCGTTTTCAATTGCGTAAATGCGTTCTCTACCGGACGGGAAATCATATTTTGTCAAGCCACTGCCAGCAACCAAAAAGATATTGTCAATAAAGGCGTTGTTGTATGTATCAGCGGCGTTAATAACATAGAAGCCCTTGATTGTTGCAGACCCAGCGTTGCTAAACCGCACCACATTGTTTCGCACCACGTTGTCAAGCGCAGACCCAGACGCAGTTGCGTCCATTTTTAAAACACTAGTGTTTCGGAACGACGCCCCGCCAGTACCCGCCGTTCCGTCTTGCAAGAAACGGTTTTGCTGAACAAAGTGATCATAGCCTTCAAGAAAAACTTGAGTTCCCCAGTTGTCTTGGATCTCGTTCTTTTCAATACTAGAAATGTGCGGTGTGGCTTCGCCGTTGTACGCAATGTGAATGCCAGCGCAAGTGGCGATATTTGCCGCCAAACCGTTACCCGCAACAGCGTTTAAGGCGATGTTGTGCCCACTACCAGAAGCGTAAATACCGCCACTTTCGTTGCTGACAATGTAACTATCACGGCAATCTAAGCTATTTCCGTAAGCGGCGTTGTTGATGCCCCAACCCGTGCTACCACGAAAATCATTACGCTCAAGAATCAAAGTTCCGCACGCATATCGGTCAGAGTTTGTGGCTAAAACTGTATCTTTTGGCATATACAGCGCATCACCGTCTGCACCTGACACACTGATGTCGTGGATATGGCCAAACCAGAAAGAATACAACTGAATACCAGCAGAACCCGCAGGAGAACTACCATCGTGATTGATCGTGAAATACGCCAACTCACCGTTTGCCATACGAACGCCAGCAGACAAATCGTTAGCTTGCGCGCTGGTGACAGTGTGCTTCATCGCGTAATCGCCACTGCGGTTTAAAAACACCGTTCCGACAGTGCTTTCGCCAACTAATCGAGTGCCTTTTTGATAAATTTCAACTGCGCTAGTAGACCAATTTAATTCCAAAGGCGTTTCTAAAAGATATGTTCCGACTGGGACAAATATGATCTGGCCTTGCGCTGCATCAATTGCAGCTTGAATTGCAGCGCTGTCGTCTGTAATTCCATCACCAACAGCGCCAAAATCTTTAACGCTAATGTATTGGGCTAATTTATTTTCAACATTGGTAGCCACGCCGCCAGTAAAAGGTGGGATATAAGACACTTGTTCAGCGTCTACAGCCCCTGCGCTTTGTTGCTGAGTGGTGGTGAACTTGACTTCAGCGCCAACATGCAAACCAGACACAAAGGTCACAGTATCGCTGTCAGTCTCGGTGTAGGCATACTGAGCGCCGGGGCCGTATTGATTTACGCCGTCCACAAACACTGACAAGCTGTTAGTGCCTGGCTGGTAGCTGATAGTTAAATCAAAGACTGTCTGACCAGCCGTAGCCGTAATAATTTCTTGCTGGTTAACAAACGCAAGGAAATTAGAGTTAATCCCGCTGATATTGTCGTAAGTGGCAATCAACACATCGTTGCTGTCTTTCAACACAAACTTGTAGTTGATGCCGTCAGTCAACCAGATTTCGCCACTACCAGACACGCGGCCAGCAGCATCTAAAACGATAGGGTTTGTCCAAGGCGTAGCGCCATTGGACGAGGTATATGTTGTTGCAGGTGTGGTAGTGCCTGCAAGGTATGTGTACAGCTTACCGCCAGTCAGGACTGCGCCGGTATTTGTGAAGAACTGGGCCGCAACGCCGCCCACGGGGGAAAGATTGACGGCCATTTAGGTCACTCCAAAAGAATCAAGCCACCGTCCTCTTGGACGAGATTGTCACCAGACTCGGTGAGAAGGTTGCCCACTGAAGCACCGCTGTCGCGTGTGCCTGTGATCAGCGTAACAATGCCGCCAAGCCCAAGGCCTAGAGCATTGCGAAGGGCGACACCAAAGCTCATTGCTTGTTGATAGGTTTGCAGTACACCACGCCATCATCGGCGATGCGGATGGCACTGACTCGGAAAGGAGCGCCAGTGCCCATGGCCACATAGAACGGGATCGGTGTGAATGCAGGAATCGGGGTGCTGGCAGTCGTGGCCACAGCACCTGGGCCAACTTCCACATAGCAAGGAGTCGTAGACCAGATCACCACGCCCTCGGGGCCGGGATTCCAGTCAGAGGTGTTGGCGGCAGTGCCAGTGTAGGAAGCAGTGCGGCCTGGGAAGTCGGCTTTCGACAGAGGGTTAAGAAGTTCCATGATGATCCTTACGCCAAGAATTTCAATTTGTACAAAGTCCGGAGATATATCTCAACGATATTATCTATCAATTGTTGGAGCGATGAGTCAGATTTATCACACACATCGTATCTTGCGGCTTCGATTTCGGCAAGTGAATCTTGCAAAAACTCGATCACATTGGCCGTTTTCTTAGCCGAATGCAGGGTGATAGGGCCAATCAGACCATACCGGCCTTGGTAGGCTTCAGCAAAGTCGTCAGCCGCGCCAATGATGCGGTCATAAAAGATGTTGAGCGCCACATGCTTGCTGTAACTGCGAGTGTTCAAGTGAACACTGTGCGTGACATCACGGGCTAGGAATAAAATTCCGATAAAGTCTGCGGCTTTCATTGTGGCATTCCTTGTGGAGGCATCATTTGTTCGGGTAACATCTCTTGCTCAGGCATCATTTCCATAGGTTCCTCATCACGGATCATTGGAACCATCGCCATTTGCGACTCCATGGCCGCAGCGACAACACCCATGGCGATGTCTTGAATCTGTTCTTCAGTCATACCGGCCTGAACCGCAGCAATACGCTTGGTTTCGGCATCGTATGCCTTGATCTGAGTCTCAAACTCTTTGCGCTCCAAGTCCTGCATCTCGATTGATTTGCCGACATTTTGGATCATCTGGTGCATCTGCTCCATCTCAGCGCCCATGGCCTGAATCTGTTGCTGCGCCGCCTGCAATGCTGGATCCTCATCGCCATCGGACAAGAACTTGGGATCAATGGTCTTTTGGAACCGCTTGGCCATCTCTTGTGCGCCAGGCCAGTCCATGTTCTTAACGAACAAGTCACCAGCCACAGACCACAGTTGTGGGTTGCCCTGAAGCAGTTGAGCCATGGCTTCCAACGCCTCTTGGCGCTTGGTTGCGTAGCCTGGGCCAGTCGTGGCTACCACGTCGTACTTACCAACGCCAGGGTTGTAAATCTTCTCGATCACAATGCCCTGCTCGTTGACAATCTTGTTGACGGGTTGAGGCTGGTCAGGGTTAATCTTGACCATCTTAGTCTCGCCGTCTTCACCAATGATGCGGGCGATGCGCTGCGTGTCGTAAATTTTGGGGATCAAGTCCACCAACTGACGGGCCACGTGGCGCACAGCACGGGTCAGGTTGTCACCATAGTGGTAAGTACCTACATCACCCTCACGCTGGCGAGCCAGAATGGCTTTACCAGAGCGTTCGTTGCTTCCCATGCCAAGAGAGGCGTTGTATTGGCCAGTTGTGGACTTAATGTCCTCAGATGCGCCCGATTTGGCTTGCAATAGGCCTGTGGAGGCCATTGGGGGTTGCGCCCGCTGGGGTAGTGGCAGAACTGCGCCTTGGCCGTCTGTAACGTCAGGATTGACCTCCAGATAGGGCCAGTTGTTCGTGTTGGCTGTCTTCCACTTGTCCTCATAGCCTTCGAACTGGCCACCATAGCCAATAAACGGAGCCTTGGGGGCAAGCGCCAGCATTTCAGCTTCCTGAGACACCCAGTAGTTGTACATGCGCTGTGCATCCTTGGCATTACGCACCAAGCCAGACACATACAAACGGCCATCAACCTCAAATTCGTTGCCAACAACACGGATCACGGGAATCCATTTGCCTGCCCACTCTTTTTCTTCGAGGATCTCGTAGCCGTTGATCTTGCAATACTTGACCCGTGGGCGCTCAGAGATGCGCTTGTTGACGGGTTTGCCGAACATGTCTTTCAACATGCGGTCTTCAGGCGTGCCTTCAAAGGCTGTTTGGTTGCCTGGGTACAGATTGAGCGTTGTTTTGTCGTAGTCGATGTAGTAATAACCAGCGATACGCACTGTGTCTTCATTGAGCCAGTTGCTGATTGACTGATCGCCTACACCGAGGGACTGCAAGGTAGAGATAGGCGCAGCATCGGGGTACTGGCGCTCATATTCTGCTTTTGTGAGGTCTTCGGTAATGAAACACCACTTGGCGTCGGCCCCTGTGGGGTCTTGGATCAGCGGATCCATGTAGACCGAGAAGGAATTGCGAACACGACCAATCTTGATGTCTTGATCGAAGGTGTTTTCGTCGCAGTACTCGGTCATCAGGGTGATGTAACCCTCACCGTAAGACACTTGGTTCTCGCAAGCCGTATCGTAGGCCACATCAGCGTCAGAAATGTACTCAATGTGACGGATCATACCGTTGAAAATCTCAGCGACTTCCACGTCAGCGTTGTCATCGACTGGGATGACCTTTGCACCTGGGCGGTTCTGACGCATGTCATTCGTCACTTGACGAACGTGCTGCGGCAGTTTGTTAATTGTCAGTGTTGGGCGGGCGTTGATCGTCTGACCCTGCACCGCGCCACGGGTGGCTAGCACGTCAGCAGGCCACTGCCAATGATTATCCGGAGAGCCAGCGTAGAAACGCAAGTCGTCGATCTCATCCTCACGGCTTTCAGCCAGTGCAGAGACAGCCATGTCCAGCCGCGCACGGGCGACTGTCAATATATCTGAATCACTCTTCGCAGGCTTACCGCCAGCAGCCACATTAGCGGCTGCGACTATTCCGGTTGGATCATTCATTCCAAAACCCCTAAAATATGAGGCTCACGCATGACGACATACATCTTGCCGTCTTGTTTAAATTCTTGCCCTACGCCAAAGTATACATGGTCACCGACCTTGATGTCTAGGCACAAGGGGCCAATTGCAACAGCTTTACCGGTTTCCAGCTTTTCTGTGTTCGGCAACACGAATAAAGGGTGCTTTTCGGTGTCGCGCTCAATGATGACGCAATCTTGTAGTGCTTTCATTTTTTCTTCATGGGTGTAGGTTTTGCCGCAACACTTCTCTTAACAGAATACGCTATTGCGACCGCTTGTTTGACGGGTTTGCCTGCGGCCACTTCAGCTTTGACGTTCTTGCGGAAGGCTTCGGGTGATTTTGATTTGACCAGGGGCATTTATGATCCCATCCAAGATGTTGCAACCACACTACGATCGGCTTGTATGCGGCGCGTTGTGTGTTCACGCGACTCCCGATGTGCTACGGGGAAGGCAAAAGTAACGGCAAGAGCGTCGGCTGCATCGGGTGAAGCAAGACCTCGTGCTTTCATTTCCTTTTTACCTTCCAAAAAGATAGTACCTGCGGAATTGGGCTTTTTAGTCGGCCCGATGAGGTCAGCTTTGAGCTGTCTGTCGGCAGAAATTGCGGCTGACCTGAGCCAGTCGCGCATCATACCCCACATCTCGGCTCTCTTATTACCCCACATTATGGGGTTCTTGGCCTTCCAAGCAAAGTTAACCCCGCGCACTTTGTACCGCTGCTCGGTTAATCTGTCAAGTATCCCGTAGCCAAGGCCGCCCTCATCGATGACTGTCAGGGCTGGCTTGTATTCCTCGATCGCTTCGATGACGTGGCCAACGACGCTCATGGTGTCCTCGCCCTTGTAGCGCTTGATGGCCACCAAGTCACGCCCTTGGCGCACCACGATGACTGTTGAGTCCATGCCCCCGCGGGCTGGGTCAACGCCAATGATGATCGGGGCTGTCAGGTCTTTGTACTTAGGCCGTTTGAACGCATCTTCGACCACCACGGGCGAGATGAACTGGTCTTCGCCGGCAGCGGGAAACTCGCCATAGACCTCGATGCGGGCCTGTATGGAGTCTTCGCCGTACTCAGCGATGATCTGGTCATAGACCGCTTTGTCCGTGCCTTCGACGGTTCTGGCATCGATGATCTCGGTGTCCCAAAAGTCCCGTTTGCTGTTGAACGTCTCGAAGAAGTACCCTGTGTTTCGCCGTGGGTTACTGAACGCAAACCAGTACCTGTCCAAAATCTTCTCGGTAAAGAAGCCGCTGGCCACGCTCCAAATAGTGTCTGGAATACCTGATGCTTCGTCAAAAATCACCATCATCCCGTCGTGGTTGTGGACACCAGCGTACGAGTCTGGGTTCTCCTCACTCCACAGCTTCCCCTCCGCGGCCCAGTAACGAGTACCCTTCTTAAGGTCACGCTCGACCAGCTCGGTCAACCACTGCGCGGGAACCAGCTTGGTAGCCGACGGCTCCCACCAGTGCGAGTTGATCGCCATGGTGGCCCACTTAGTCAGCTCACCCCAGGTCACGGTGCGAAGCTGGTTCTCACTGTTAGCCGAGACAATCACGCTAGACCCGATCCGAGTGGTCAGCATCCACAGGATGAGCCACGATACCAGCGCCGACTTCCCAATACCGCGACCAGACGACACAGCACGCCGCAGCGCATCCATGTCCATCTGTCCACGGTTAGCCTTGATGTGATCGGCAATCTTGCGTAATGTCCTGCGCTGCCAGGCTCGCGGGCCTTTGAAATGTTCGAGGGGTGTATTCTTCT